AGGCGGCGATCACGAAGCATACGTAACAGTTACAGGTGATAATAATGTTTATAAACATACTCAAACAGATCAAAAAACTAGTTGCTGTAGTGGTTCAAAACATTTGGCAAACATTGTTACAGGTGATAATAATGATATATTACATGAACAACGTAAAAATGGACAGCACCAGGGATTTATTGAAGTAACCGGCGACAATAATAACATTGAGTTAACACAGAAGAGTTCTAACAGTTTATTTGCCGATGTACTAGTAACAGGAGACGGGCATACAGTTGATGCATTGCAACACGGCAACGGCGCACATAATATGGAAATTAATGTAACCAATGGGGGTGGCGCATATAGTGTAACTACTGAACAGAATAGTAGTACTGCTCAAACATACAGTCTTACTGGAAGTTGTACAAATACAGCAGGTTGTTCTGTTTCGATATTACAAAATTAAAGGGTATTACAAATGATTTTAGGACTAGCACTTAGCACACACTTAGGAGTAACTAACGAATATAATAGCATACATCCACATATTCGATTTTTAGAAGGTAGTACAATAAGTGGTGTATATTATAATAGTATTAATAGATTAAGCTGGTATGGAGGAATTAATATACCAACTGGTGAAAACTTTAGTTTTGAAATTGGAGGTGTAACAGGATATACAACATTTGATAAAGTTTCTCCATATATAAGAGTCATATATAATACAGAAAATTTAAAAATGTTTATAGCGCCAGCATACGAACGTAATAGGACAGGCAATATAAAAACTGGTATTGTTATAGGCGTTGAAATACCTATAGGAAAATAATAAATACTGTTGAGGGAAAAACATGATAGATCCAATTTCAGCAATATCTGCTGCTACAGTAGCGTTTAGTACTGTTAAAAAATTTGTAAATGCAGGGCAAGATTTTGAGAACGTAGCAAAGCAATTAGGCAAATGGTATACAGCATCAGCTGACTTTCGCTATGCGCAAACGTCTCAAAAAAAACCTCCTATCTTTAAAAAAATATTACAGTCTCGTAGTGTCGAAGAAGAAGCTTTTAATCTACTAATACATGAAAAGAAATTAATGGAACAAGAAAAAGAACTTGCAACCTTATTAAACTATCGATTTGGCTGGGGCACTATGGAAGAACTTAAAGAAATGCGCCGCAAGATTCGAAAGCAACGTGAAGCAACTGTGTATAAGCAAGAACAACAAAGGAAAGCATTTCTTGATACTCTTGCAATTGTTGTATTAGCAGTCTTAGCAGCAACAGCACTAGGAGCAATTGTGTTTATAATTGGAGTAGGAACTGGAAAATGGTAATATGAAATCTGTATTTTTATTAGTAGTAATGATAGGAATGTCAAACCCAACAAAAATTAGTAATGATACACACTACAATAATATTTCTGAATGTATACATGTTGCCAAAGAGATAAGTAAACAGAGTACGTATTCATCTGCACCAATAGAATTTAGGACATGGGCGTATTGCGTTCCAATTAATATACAAAATGAATAACTAAAAGGAAGTTAATATGCATAAAATTATCTTTTCGTCTGTCTGGAGTGTATTATTATTATGTGTATTAAGTTATGTATATCTATCAAATCCTAATTTTTTAGAAAGTATTCGATTAAAATATTTTGATACATTAATTATAAATCAAACTTCTGTACAAAATAACATTTACACAGTAAACATCGATGAACCAAGTTTAGAGGCACGTGGTCAATGGCCATGGCCAAGAGGCGATTATGCTAGCCTTATAGAGGATTTATATGCCAGAGGCGCTGGACTTGTGGTGTTTAATGTGTTAATGTCAGAGAATGATAGATCATCTCAAGATGATGTACTTGCATTAACCATGCAGAACTACCCTGTGATAGTAACAATGCTAGGTTCTACAAAAGATAAAAATACTCCAATTAATCCAGGTGCAGCAATTATAAATCCAGAATACATGCACATGATTCCTAATGCTCCGGGTATTATTGCAAACGTTCCGACTATTGAAAATAATGCATATGGTAGTGGTATAACAAATACATTTGCCGAAATTGATGGAGTAACACGCAGAGCTCCGTTAATACTAGAATCAAACGGCACGCTATATCCAAATGTAACAATGGAAGTACTACGTGTACTAGCAGGTGATCCTAGCTTCCAAATTAAACTAAATGAGTTAGGAGTAGATAAACTACGTATACCACAATTTGGATTCCTACAAACAGATACAGTTGGAAGAGTATGGATTGATTGGAGTCAACAAAATATAAAAGCAAGTGCTGTAGAGTTACCTGATGATTTCGCTGGTGCTGTAGTATTTGTAGGTCCTACCGCTGCTGGTATTACACAACCAATTGCTACAGCTAAAGGAAGTATATTTCCACACGAATTACAAGCTACACTATTAGGTACAGTTTTTAACGAATCTAATATAGTAAGACATCCTGATGCAAAGGCTTGGGGTGAAATCGCTGCATTTATTATTGTAGGAATTGCAATGATATTAATAGCTCGTTGGACATACATAGGTATAGCCTTCTTTGTAGTGTCCGTGGGCAGCAGCATAGGATTTAGTTACTGGATGTTTTCTGAGCACCTGATATTGATTGATGGATTTATTCCTGCTGTGTTTTTAATTACGGTAGGACTAGCAAGATATATACCTAAGTTCTTAGATGAGTTTTTACAAAAACAAGAAATTAAAAAACAGTTTGCAGGATATGCATCACCAACAGTGGTGCGTATGCTACAGGAAAATCCTGCACTAATCAAAGAAGGTATGAAGAAAGAAGTTAGCATTGTGTTCAGTGATTTACGTGGCTTCACTCCATTAGGTGAATCATTTGGCGACGATGTAAAAGGACTAACAAAGGTTATGAACTCATACATGGATGCAATTACGCAACCAGTATTAGATATGGATGGAATGATAATTAAGTACATTGGTGATGCTAGTATGCACATACACAATGCACCTATAGATGATCCTGAACATCCAAAAACCGCAGTACAATGCGGTCTTGACATGCTTAAAGCAGTGGAGTTATTTAATGAGAAAATTACAGCAGAAGGTAGGCCACCCGTTGGTATGGGGGCTGGCATTAATACTGGTCTTGGTTATTTGGGCGAGATGGGAAGTACACAGCGACACAGTTATGACGTCCTCGGAGATTCTGTTTCAACAGCAGCACGAATAGAAAGTAAATGTAAAGAATATGGATGTGTCCTGCTTGTTGGTGATGCTACATATCAGCAAACTAAAAATGACTTTTTCTATTTAAAAATAGATGACTTAGCAGTCAAGGGCAAAACTATAGGAATTGGAATATGGACAGTGTTAGATGTTCAAAAAACTCCAGCGCAACGCAAAAGCCAAGAGATGCATCAACGTATGCATCAAGCATATAGATTACAAGAATTTGACGAAGCAATTGACTTGTGTAATAAACTTATGCGACATTTTGATGCTAAGTTAGAAGGATATTATAACATGTGGATAGAACGTTGCGAATTTCAAAAAACACAAGACTTGCCTACTGATTGGAACGGTGTGTTTATTGCGACTTCGAAGTAGATTCGTGTTTTAATAATAATGCGTTAACTTCGTCGGTCTTAACTAGCCATCCGCCATTATTTACAATAAACACATCGCCAGGTTTGTATAAAGGATTATCTTTAAATCCAGGATTACCTTGTTTGTCAAGTCCCATAACTTCGCCTGGCCAGTCTCCTTCAACTCTAAAACTACTACCAGCTTGAGTTATATTATAATCCATCCATATCATAGCGGTTCTCCTAACGCAATTTTGTCTGCGTATTTTAAAGCAAACACAGTATGATCTCTACCTTCATCAATGTCTACATAAATATCACAACGGCAATATATGTCACTGGGCAATGTTTGACTGCAGGTTCTTAGATAAACTAAATTAAATCCATCTTGATTACATTGTTTAGTAAGTTCTTCGCCTAACTCTCGACGTATCCATAAAGGTTCTGAATTTGTGTTAACATGCGACCATTTATATTCACAATTTCCTAAATAATATCTCATATTATTATTTATAAATTACAAATTTATTTTCCAGTACTATCGAATTCTGCCGAAGAGTGTTTGTATTCATCTACTAGACGTTGTAATTCGTCTTCACGTTGTGGATTAAGTTTTGCTCTATATTCTAAAACCATACTTAGTTTACTGTTTAGTCTAATTAGATCGTTGTCTAACATGCGTACACGATCAACAAGTCTAATTAATGTACCCATTGTTTCGCCAATTACAGGATCAATAGTTTCAGTAACCCACTTCCATATAAAGAATATAAAATAGCCCATGCCAACAGCAGCTATTATTGGAAATCCGTAATCACTTACTATTTTTGCAAGATCAATTTCGTACATTTCTACGAACCAAATATATTTACTAATGCAGGGCCAAATACACTAGCTGCATAACCTAGTGCAACAATAGCAATTACACCAACAGCTAACCATTTCATTTTAAAGTCGTCAACATTCATTTCGATAGCTATAAGTTCATTGCCTAAAATTCTTACTGCTACTTCAAGTTTACCTCTATTATCAGTCACGTCTGGCATCTTCTTTCCCTTCATTTGCTGCTATCCTATCTATATTAGGCCTAACATTTAACGCATAACTTAGTAAAGCATCTATTTTTACTAAATCATTATTCATAGTTTGTACTCTGTTATCTAAACTTCCAATAATGTTCTTAAGTGTAGTAACTGAATCTGTAACGCCTGCTAATATAAATTTAAGTGTTAAAAAAACAAAGCCGCCTGCAGCAAGAGCACCTGCTATTGGAAATCCTACATCTGTTACTAAACTTAAAAAATTCATTCAGTTCCTTAGTACAATGTACATATTATAATCATTATTCCAATTAATAACCCAACAATAAAGCCAATAGGTAATGCAGCAATCAAGCTACACTTTTTTTTGTCATGTGTCCATTGTTGCATATTATTTTGCGCACCTCACGCTCTACACTACTATTTATGCAAACGGATAAATATTTCATTAACTTGCAGAAAGGAAACAAGCTTGATAAAAGATTATAATGTTAATGAAATATTTTCAGATATAGATGGCGATGATGATAATATTTTAATGACAATACCACCTGAGATATTAGAAAAAATGGATTGGGTACCCGGGGATATAATAAAAATCTCCCAAGACGACAACGGTTCTATTACTATGTCAAAGAAAGATGTAGATGGCAAAGAATAGTGATATTATAGAAGTTGAAGGTGAAATTAAAGAAGTACTGCCTAACCAAACATTCAAAGTAGAACTAGATAATGGACATAATGTGATATGCTACACAGGCGGCAAGATGCGACAATTTCGTATTAGACTAGTTGCAGGTGATCGAGTAAAACTTGATATGACGCCTTATGATTTAGATAAAGGTCGAATAACTTTTAGATTATAGATTGACATCTAGTATGGTTTCTGCTATAGTATGCTTGTTGAAACTATTAGAGACAGTATAATGATTACAGTTAATGGCGCTACAACTTCACAATACGATTATGCCGAAAGTATGGCTATTTTTGTTTGTCGTAAATTTAACATCTATCCAGAGATTGAAATTAATTTTCGTAGACTAACAAACGATCAATCAGTTGGCGGGTGTGTACAACTTGACGACGGCGAGTACGAGATTGATATAAAACGTAGTTTACGTCTACGAGAGATGCTAACTACACTAGCCCATGAGCTAGTGCATGTAAAACAATATGAGCATGGTGAATTAACTCAAACTAGTAATCAAGGATGCGATTACTGGGATAGACCTAGTGAGATTGAAGCACATGATAGAGAACATGAGTTGTTTATTATGTGGGCAGAAGAACATAATTTATCTCACAAAAAATGGACACAACGAGGATTAGAATAAATGTCTAAAAATGATTCTTTTGTTTATTTATGGTTTGACTCTAATAATAAAAAATTCTATTTAGGTAAACACAAAGGCACACCTGACGATTCTTATACACATTCGTCTACGATTTGGAAGAGATTTAAAAAGGACAATATTCCTACAGGTGTTCGCAGACGAATACTTGCTTACGGTACAGATGAGGAAATATGTATTCTAGAACACGAACTTTTAAAAAATAGAAAAGCACGTCGATGGAACAAATATTACAACCGTAGTTTAGGAGATCCTAGATATGTTGATCAGTCAGGTGAAAACAGTTCATTTTATAAACATGGGTTGTTTACTGGAAGCCTGTCATCAGATCCAGAAATTTTAGCACGATACAAACAAAATAAAAAGCAATGGCGCAAGGATAATAAAGAAAAAATTGCAGAACAGAAAAAGCAATATCGCAAGAATAATAAAGAAAAAATTGCAGAAGATATGAAGCAATATCGCAAGGATAATAAAGAAAAAATTGCAGAATATCAAAAGCAATATCACAAGAATAATAAAGAAAAAATTGCAGAATATCAAAAGCAATATCACAAGGATAATAAAGAAAAAATTGCAGAATATCGCAAGGATAATAAAGAAAAACTTGCAGAATATCGCAAGAATAATAAAGAAAAACTTGCAGAATATCAAAAGCAATATCGCAAAGATAATAAAGAAAAAATTGCAGAATATCTCAAGAATAATAAAGAAAAAATTGCAGAACGTAAAAAGCAATATTACAAGAATAAAAAGAAATTAGAAAAACATGGTTGACTTGCTAGTATCTGTATGCTAGTGTAGATTAAATACTTAGGCAACTTAGAAAGGCACACAATGTTTAAACAAGGCATCGATCTTAATAAAGTGGTTCAGTCAACCACTGTTACTACACAAGAAGCACTTGCTATGGCATGTGCAGCACAACGTATTAATCGTTCATACATCAAGGAAACACGTAGGTTTAGCGAAGTAGAAAACAACACAAAATTTTCAAACAAAGAGATTGTGAAGTTTGCTTTCCACAAAGATCCGCAATATTTGCCATCCGACTATGTACGTCCTACTCCTACTGAAGAAGACTATATTCAAGTAGCTGAAATTCAAAAATGGATGAAGCGTTATGTAATGCTAGGACTTGGTAACTTGGACAACTTTAAAAGTGACATGATTGACGCTGTATCACAGGATACTGTGTCTGCTGATAAATTAGGTCGTGTTGCATTTATTCCAGAGTTTGTAAAACGTGATCAACACGAAAGTAGCCTAAAGAAAGAAATACGTGTTGAGTATCGCAACAGCCAACACTTGGGTAAAGAAAAAGATGTAATTGAAGGTGTTGTAAAAATTCTCGACAAGCGTTATAGTTCACAGTGGGAATCATACAACTATGTTGCTGTAATGGACGGAAACCTTTTATCATTCATGAATAAATATGAGTATAATGTAAACGATATGAAACGAGTAAAAGGTAAAGTAAAGTCTCAGACAAAAAACAGACTGTTTGATGCAAACGAAACACGTCTCAACTATGTAAAAATCTACAAAGTATAAAGGAACAGTATAATGTTTATAAATGAAATGTATCTTTGGCTACTAGGAACTGCTATCATCTTTACTGTTTTTGGTTATACTATGTCTAAAGACAAGATTACAAAAGATATTGTTGAATTAGTAATTGACGATCTAATCGAACAAGGATATCTTAAAACAAAAGATAACAACACTGACACAGACGACGAGGTTATCTTAGTTAAGTGGCCTAATGATTAAGTTACAAGGTAGAATTCCACGTTCGGTATATCTAGCATGTTCAGGCGGTGTTGACAGTATGGCTTGCCTTAATTTTCTTAATCGTAATCACGACGTAACTGTACTACATTACAATCACGGCACAGCCCATGCAGATAAAGCACAACGGTTTGTAGAAAACTATTGTCAAAAAAACGATATTAACTATCTGTTAGGAGGAGTAAAAGGAACAATTCCTCCAGGTCGTAGCAAAGAAGATTTTTGGCGAGAGCAGCGTTATAAATTTTTTGATAACTTTACTGACAAACCATTAATTACGTGCCATCACCTTGACGACTGTGTTGAAACTTGGATCTTCAGTAGCTTACACGGAACTGGAAAATGGATTCCGTATCGTCGCAATCATATTATTCGTCCTTTTAGACTTACTCGAAAAAGAGACTTTGAACTTTGGTTAAACTTAAATAATATTGATTATATTTTGGATGACAGTAACAATGAACTATGTTATAATCGTAACTATCTTAGGCATCAAATGATGCCACATGTGCTGCACGTAAATCCAGGAATATATAAAACACTGCATAAGAAGGTTGTAAATGAAGTTGCCTAAGTTATTAGTAATTGGCCATGGCAGACATGGTAAAGACACAGTATCAGATATACTGTGTGATAATTTTAAATTAAGTTTCATATCAAGCAGTATGTTTGCTTGTAATCGATTTATATATGATGATTTAAAGTCTAAATATAATTATACAACGCTAGAAGAATGTTATAACGATCGGCATAATCATCGAGCTGAATGGTATAATGCTATATCAAGTTTCTGTGAACATGATCCAGCTAAGTTGGGTAAGGCTATTTTTTCAGAACATGATATTTATTGTGGACTACGAAACGTAAGAGAATTTGATGCAATGCGTGAACAACATGTTTTTGATGCGGCAATTTGGGTAGATAGGTCAGAACATCTACCCACAGAAGATTCAAGCAGTATGACACTAACCAAAGAGATGGCAGACCACGTTATCAACAACAACGGAACACTTGATGAATTAACATCTAAAGTATACGATACATATAATAATATTTTAAAAGGAATGCAATAATGAGCGAAAAAGTAATAACACGAATGCAACAATTGTGCGAACCAATTGATAGACAGATTATGATGTGTGACGATCATAAAGATGCACTAATGTTAGCATGTGCAATGCTAGAAAAAGTAAAAACAATTCTAGATGTACATATTGGCGAAAAAGGTCGGAAACAAATTATTGCCGAAGCTAACAAATAATGGACATTAATACTCACGGTTTTGAAAAAGAAGAAAATGAACATGCTGGTGTAAAACAAGTATACAACGATATTACACCACGCAAGCCTCAATCCGAAATGGTTGTTGCACTCAAGAACATGGCCGGCGAAAAATATCTTTTCAAATGCATAGATAGTTTTGAATGGAAAGCTGCTGAGCATATTATTAATCTTGAACAACAACTAAAAAATGAAAAGGAAATAAATGATCATTTGTGGAAATCATTAGCACAAGTTGAAAAGCAACGTGATCAAATATCAGAAGAACTATCTAAAAGATGACACAAGATGATCGAGAGTTTCTAATACAGTCAGTTAATAAATTACTAAATATTCCAGTAATGTGTTTAACTACAGCTGAAATAGCTCGTTTAAAAAATTTACTAAGAACATTGGGATAAACGTAAGACTAAATATTATTTAATTAGTAGGAGACTATTATGAGTCACAAGTATGTAGATTTTAAAGTAACACTATCTGATGACGATTATGGATTAATCGTCGGCGAAGACGGAACGTTAAAAGGTATATGGATACCTAAAAGTAAAGAACATATAGAAATACCCGAAGCAGTTGCTAACTTGTGTATTACAAAATTTGGATTAGATCCAAATGACGAATTAAACTATAGTACTGGTCAAAAAAGGATTTATAAATGATAACAGTTGCTCAACTAGCCGAACTGGCAAAAGAAGCACAACTAAATGATCCAATTGATTGGGGAGAGTTGCCTCTTGAAGAACAAGCAACATTTGAATTAATGGCTTCTAGTGTAGTCGAACAGTTTAACGAATTGCCCAACGACCAGCAGTTATGGATTGCCATGGGAACTATTGTAAAACTGTTGGTTGAAAATTTCGTATTAAACCTAAAACTAAACTCTTAAAATTAAACAAAAATAAATAGTTGACAATCAATACGTTAAGTGTTAATATAATAACAAAAGCGAGTATGGTGAAACTGGTAGACACGCTAGATTTAGGTTCTAGTGCCGCAAGGCGTGGGGGTTCAAGTCCCTTTACTCGCACCAAACAAAGGTAAACAGAATATTGCAAGTATCAGCCCTTAAAACATATGATGCATTAACTTATACTCATTGGCATCCGATTTACAACTGGGGTCCATGGACACTTGCCGGCGAAAATCCAGAATTTTTTACGTTTAATAATATACGTCATGATTGGGTTAATAAATTTGATAAAGCAATTATTGAACATGTTGCCGAAAGAGGCGTAGCTGTACAAGCCGGAGGCTGGCAAGGAGTATATCCATTTTTACTATCAACTATGTTTAATTTGGTATACACCTTTGAACCTGATCCATTAAACTTTTTCTGTTTAAATAAAAACTGTCAACAAGATAATGTTTTAAAATATCAAATGGGTCTAAGTGATACACCAGGGTTACGTCAATTTGAAGTTGTTAATGCTCCTTCATATAATTGTTTATCTACTGGACAACATCGCTTTGTCAGTCCAGATCCGTATATGAATAATATACAAATTGAGAAAACTATTGATGTACAGGCTATGCCACTTGATAGCTTTAATCTACCGCGACTCGACCTTCTTATACTTGACACTGAAGGATTTAATTTAGAATGTTTAAAAGGTGCCGAGCAAACTATTGTAAACAATAATGCAGTAATTATATCTGAAAATAGCCATAGCGAAACAAGTTCAAGTCAAGAATTTGCGTATCTACAATCATTAGGTTATAAATGCTGGGGAAGTTTACAAAACTATCATAATGATGGTAATAATGATGACTGGTTATGGAAAAAATAAGGAGTAGACATGACAGAAGATGAAATTAAAAAAGAACTAAACAAACAGATGTCTGATCATTACCATATCCAACGAACTAAGAATTTTCAAAAAAATATTAGTGATTCACAATCGGGAAGTAAACAAATACAACAATTAAACAAAGATGAGGAACTAAAATGAGACAATGGATTTACGAATCGTGGAATAGTGTAATGGATGCTAACATTAATCCGCTTAAAAATATTCCAAATTTACAGGTTAGGCATTTAATAATGCAAATTCTTGCATGGATGTGGGTATCTGTGTGTTCTCTTTATATGGGGAGCATTATGTTTTGGGGAATTAACGCAATTGCACACACATTTTTACTTGGAGCAATTGTAATCACGGTCGGTACATTTGATACCGCTAAACGTAACCCTGATATTTTTAAAAGAATTGACGGGTATAATGGCCGTAGAAACAACGGCGAACATGATTAACAAAAGAAAGGAACGTTAATGAATTTACTAACAAATATCTTAACTATTGCACTTGTATCAATAGTATCATTATCATCAGCATCTGCAGGATCTGACAAAGTTAAAGTTGGATTTGTGTATGTTGGACCAGTTGGAGACCATGGATGGACATATCGTCATGATATCGGTCGTCAACAAGTAGAAGCAGCATACGGTGACCAAGTTGAAACTACTTACATTGAAAGTGTATCTGAAGGTCCAGATGCTGAACGAGTTATTAGACAAATGGCCATGAGCGGCCATGATATTATTTTTGCAACATCGTTTGGTTATATGAATGCTATGGAAAAAGTTGCAAAACAATTTCCAAATGTAAAGTTTGAACACGCAACTGGTTACAAATCAGGTCCTAATTTTGCAAACTACGGTCTACGTCTTTATCAAGCTCGTCACGTCCAAGGTGTAATTGCAGGTATGATGACCAAGACAAATAAAATTTGCTATGTTGCAGCCTATCCAATTCCAGAAGTAATTCGTGAAATTAATACCTATTACTTAGGAGCAAAAACTGTAAATCCTGATGTGGATATTGATATTGTATGGGTTATGACTTGGTACGACCCAGGTAAAGAATCTGATGCAGCAAGAGCACTAATGAGTCAAGGCTGTGATGTTATTGCACAACACACCGATTCTCCAGCGCCGTTACAAACAGCAGAAAAAATGGGCAAAGTAGGATTTGGTCAAGCAAGTGACCAAAGTCAATTTGCTCCTGATGCCCAGCTAACAGCAACTATTGATAACTGGGGTCCATACTATATTGAAAAGGTAGGACAAGTTATTAACGGAACATGGAAAACTGGAACATATTTTGGTCATATGAATGATGGTTCTGTCGAAATGGCACCATTTACAAATATGCCAGCCAACGTAGCTGCAAAAGCACAAGAAGTACATGATGCAATTCGTGACGGTGAATACTTTGCATTTACTGGTCCTCTTTGGGACAATCAAGGTAACCAAGTATTAGCCGATGGCGAGATTGCCGATAGAGCACATCTTGACAGTATGCAATACTATGTCAAAGGTATTGATGCAAAAGTACCACAATAATAAAAAGTGTGTAGTAGCCCTAAGGGCTACTACTATTATGAAAGGAATAATATGACTAAAATTATTGAATTCCCACAATTATCAGAACTTGATAAACAATATATAGAATTAGAGAATCAACAAAAATTGATTAGAGACCAAAAGCAATTAATTAATAATTGTATTAAAGAAAAGAAAGAACATAAAAAATGATTCCGGTGATTGACTTTAAATCTTCGTACTCAGATCAACATATTGAAGATGCATATACTAGTACTGGATTTGCTGTTTTTACCAATTGCTTAACCGACACAGAACAATCTGATATAAACTGTTGGTTTGACGAAATGAAAAATTTCTTCGAACTTGATCTTAAAATTAAAAACAAATATCCGTATGAAGGTGATACTAATTTAGGCTATAGTATTATGGGGGCCGAAAATGTTGACCCAACTGCTCCAAAAGATATGAAAGAAAGTTTTAACTATAATAACCAACGTATGCCAAATCATTTATGGCCGACTGAGTTGCCAAACTTTAAAGCAACAGCACTTGAAAGTATTAATGTAGCTGACAAACTTACACTAAGAATATTAGAGAGATTTGATCGAATACTCAAATGTGGAACTACATTAGTTGATGCACATTTAAAACCTTTTAATACTACAAGAGTAATTCATTATCCGGCATATGATGGTCATATTAACGATCGCCAAATGAGAATTGGAGAACATAGTGACTATGGAACTATTACATTGCTTTGGCAAATTAATAACGTACCCGGATTGGAAGTACAAGATATTAAAGGTAACTGGCATCCTGTTCCTTATGCTGATAATGGCGTGGTTGTAAACATTGGTGATTTACTACAACGATGGACAAATAATTATTTTAAATCAACTAAACACAGAGTTGTAAACAGTCATATACATTTGCCACGTTACAGTATGCCGCACTTTGTAGATCCTACACCTGGAACTATAGTAGAAAACTTGCGATTTCACGAATCGCCGCACTATCCGCCAATTGAATCAAAAGAATATTTAATGTGGCGACTTGCTCAAAGCTATTAAAAGGATAATCAATGTCAACTGATCAAGAATTTTTTAAACAACATAATTATGCAGTAGTGAGAAATTTTCTCACTAAAGAGTTTACTGAATTTATTTACAATTATTGTTTATTAAGGTCTGGTAGAGCAAGTTTATTATTAAATAATAATTATGAATATTATCGACCAGAAACTGACGGCGGATTTAATGATCCACAGGTAGTTGATACATATTCCTGTTATGCTGACGGTGTAATGGAAGCATTATTAGGCAAGTCTGCTTCAGTGTTAGAAAAAACCACAGGACTTCAATTAGCACCAACTTATTCCTACTGGCGTCTATATAAAAATGGCGACACCTTAGAGAGGCATAAAGATAGACCATCGTGTGAAATTTCAACTACATTGTGTATAGGTTATGAAAATGATGACAAAACATATAATTGGCCAATGTGGGTCGATGGTTCGGGAGAAGTTGGAAATACAGGCACTCCGATATATCTAAATCCAGGAGATATGATAGTGTATAAAGGTGAAGAGATTGAACATTGGAGAGAAAAATTTCAAGGAACAAGGCATGCCCAGGTATTTTTACATTATAATGATGTTAACGGTCCTTACGGAACAAACAATCTGTTTGACGGTAGAATGTCGTTAGCAGTACCTCCTGGATTTAAAGGAAAACTTAGATGACTATACGAAGTTTAACCCATATAGTATATAAAAACGTTTTTGATCAAGATCTTATTGATTTAACTCATAAACTTGCACCTGCTATTGAAACTGCTACATGTACCGACGATCATAGCCAACGTGATAGTGATATAAGTTGGATTGAATTATCTGAAAAAACAGGACCATTGCTAAAAGTTATATCTAAAGTAGTACAAACAGCAAATAACAAGCATTGGCATTTTAATATTGACCTCTTAGAACCATTACAATTTACACAATACGATGGTAAAAAAGAGCAAAATTATCGATGGCATACTGATAATCATTTAGACTTTACTCGAGAGACTGTACGCAAAGTAAGTTTTACAATTTTACTTAATGACGATTTTAAAGGTGGCGAGTTTGAAACAGAAAACGGAGCACCTGATATACCTGACCGTATTCAGACAGCAAAACTCAATAAAGGTGATATGATTGTGTTTCCAAGCTATGTATTTCATCAAGTTAAACCAGTGACCGAAGGTATACGTTATAGTTTAGTTGGATGGGTACACGGACCTCAGTGGCATTAAATAAAGGTTGACATCATCAAATAATAGTGTATTATATAAATATAACAACAGAGAGTAGATAACATGATCAAGACTAATACAATATATATTACATATTGGCCGCTATTAGGGGGTATGTCTTGACGTGACTTTTTAAAAAGTTATTTTAAGCAGCCTCTAGTAATTAATTTTATTAGGGGCTTTTTTTATGAGTACACTCTGCTATGTGTATAGCACTAAGCAACAGATCTGATAAACTGGGAGTGTATTCATAAAAAAGTTATGTCGGTGAAGTGTTACGGTAGCACGTCAGTCTCCAAAACTGAAAGCCGGGGTTCGACTCCCTGCACCGATGCCAAATACAAAGTAGAGCAATGCTGTGGACCCGTGGCATTCTACTATGTGAAACAAATCCTACATAGCGTAGGGGTCAGATGTGTCCGTCCAAAAGACATGCGGCTAACGGGTTGCCAAATATGGGCGATATGTTACAAGGTGTGACAGGGGATTGTAAATCCTCCGCGGAGACGCACGCCAGGTTCGATTCCTGGATCGCCCACCAAAAACTTCTTGACTTCTATATTATTATGTAGTAAGTTACATATAACGCAAACAACAAAGAAGATATTGATATGAATAAAAAGATGATTATACTACAAAAAGGGTTATGTAGTGTTTCTATTACTGGATCAAAAAAAGATCCTAAAACTCTTTTTGATTTTTGGGAAGATATTGAATGGCAATTTTCGATGGAGTTTGACGAAGACGCCGAAGCAGAACAAAAATATCGAGATCTAATTGACGAAGGTTTTGAAATCTTTAATTAAGGAAATGCTATGAGAACACAACCGCACGAAATTATCCGTAGGCTTGAAGCAGATAATTCACGTCTTGCTAAGGAAGCTATTATTGAAGATGCAATGACCCAAGGGCTAGATGAGTTTTTTGAAGGTGTACAAATGGCACTTGATCCGCTTGTAACGTATGGCGTTAAACAGGTTCCTGAAGCAACAGTCGACGGACAAGGTCTTGCATGGCCTGTATTTGCAGAACTAGCTAATAAACTTATTGCAAGAGAACTTACAGGCCATGCTGCACGAGATGCTATTGAATTAACAATGAACATTGCTACTGTTGAGCAATGGAATATGTTTTATCGACGAATCTTAATCAAAGACTTACGTTGTGGAACAAGTGAAAAGACAGTAAACAAGGTTGCTAAACAGTTTCCACAATATACAATTCCAACATTTACTTGTTCGTTAGCACACGATTCTGCCAAACACGAAAAGAAAATGTCAGGTAAAAAACAAATTGAAATTAAACTTGACGGTGTGCGTGTTATTACAATTATACGTGGTAATAAAGTAGAAATGTTTAGCCGCAATGGAAAACAATTCCATAACTTTGGACACATTATTGCAGAAATTGAGTCAGTACTAGTATCTAAGCCTGCTCCGTATGATTTAGTTTTAGATGGAGAAGTAATGAGTGCAGACTTCCAAGATCTTATGAAGCAACTACATCGCAAAGACGGTAAACAATCTACTGATGCTGTGCTACACTTGTTTGATATGATTCCACTAGATAAATTCAAAGAAGGTACATGGGATAAGCCTCAATCAACTCGCAGTCTTTATACATCGCATTGGGTACGTGACAATACAGAACAACTAGCGCACGTACAAGCACTTGATTGGGAAGATGTTGACTTGGACACGTCAGAAGGTCAAGAACGCTTTGTACAGTTAAATAAAGCAGCCGTAGACGGCGGCTATGAAGGAGTTATGATTAAGGATATCGATGCACCATATGAATGTAAGCGTACACATTCTTGGCTTAAAGCAAAACCGTTTATTGAAGTAACACTGGAGGTTATTGAAGTTGAAGAAGGAACAGGCCGA